TGTAACACTTAGAATTAGATATTCACAGGTACGTCTAACAGGACACGACTTTTTAGATATTGGTACTGGTAACTTTGACGATACTAATTATCCAAATGAAGTCTATGGCGATCCGGTTAATCCACCAGATCAAACTAAAGAAACAATTGAATCTAACGGAGGTAGAGTATTTTACACAGCTACTGACCAAGATGGTAACTTTAGAGTTGGCGGATTGTTTAGTATTGAGCAGGCAACAGGTGTTGCAACATTAAATGCAGAAGCATTTAACATTGCAGGATTACAAGAACTTACACTAGGTGAAGTTACACTAGGAGGAAACTCCGCAAGTATTACAGAATTCAGTACAGATCCATTCTTTACTGCTAATTCAGATAGTGTGATACCTACACAAAGAGCAATTAAGGCATACATTGAGGCACAAATTGGTGGTGGGCAAGCATCATTAATTGTTAACAGCTTAACAGCTGGCGACATTTTTATCAATACTACGCAAATAACAACAATTACTGGCTCAACGATAAATATTAAAGCTAATGTAAACTTTACAAAATCTGTTTTAGGATTACCTTTAGCATATAACTACTTTTTAAGATAGGATGGAGAAAATAAAATGGCAAATGGAATATTAGGTAAAGCTGCATTGTCGGCATCTACAAATACAACCATATACACTGTGCCAGCCGATACATTCGCAGTTGTTACTATAAATGTAACTAATAGGAATGCAAGTTCTAGAGATATTAGAGTTGCTCTAGCCGCGTCAGGCACACCGGGCAATGATGAATATATCGAATACGATACAGAATTACTTGGAAATGGAACTTTGGAAAGAGGTGGTGTAGTGTTAGACGCAACAAAACAAATTGTTGTATATGCAAGCAGTACCGACGTAACAGCCGTTGTTTATGGTTTAGAAACAGCAACAGCATAAGGAAAATGATATGAGAAGGATAAGCACAGGAGTAACTGGTAGACCACTACTAGCTAGATTAGTGAGTATTGATGATACTATTGGGTCTCTAGTTCCTAACGCAGATATTACACTAAATCCCGACGGTACAGGAGATGTTATAGTTGATAGTTCAGCAACTTTAAAAGTAAATGATGATACAGAAAGTACAAACGTTACTACAGGTGGTGCACAATTTGCTGGCGGCATTGCTGTTACTAAAAATGTCACTGTAGGCAATAACATCGGAGTACTAGGCGGAGATATAGTAACTGTATCTAACGGTTTTGAAGCTTCAGGAACTGATTATATGAAAATGCCAAGCGGTACTACAGCACAAAGACCTGGATCTCCATCCGCAGGAATGATGCGTTTTAATACCACTTACGGATTGCCTGAAGTATACAATGGGTCTAGTTGGGTAGTTATGGGATTTAAAGATGTAGATGTAAGCGGTACTAGAACAACAGAAGCATTTGAAACAAACTGGTGTACAACTGGCGGATTTACAATCACACTACCAGCAAATCCTGCTAAAGGTGATAGAATTAGATTTTTCGACTGTGCAAAAGTTTTTGATACAAGTAACCTTACTATAGCTAGAAATGGCAAGCTAATACAAGGAGACGCAGCTAACCTAACAGTGAATTCTGAAGGAGCAGCTTTTGAGTTGGTTTTCTTTAACAACACTTACGGTTGGAGAATATTCACAATCTAATAGAGGATAGAAATTACATGGCTACATATTCAAGTTACAAAAAAATTAGCAACGAAATGGTCATCGACGGCACTGTTACCCAAACAAAGCTGGGTACAGACACTCGTCACAGGCTGTGTACAAAATGGCTAATTGGTGATGCTTGCCGTTGTTCTGCAGGATGCTGTTGTAACTGGTCAGTACCAAGCCACGTAAGACGTGTGTTCTTTGAACTATGGGGTGCAGGTGGTAATGGAAGTGGTGCGTGTTCATGTAACAGATGTCACCATTATCAAGGTGCTGGCGGTGGATACTACAATTCAAAAATGATCAGTACTACACCAGGATGCAGTTATACAATGTGTGCTGCTGGTGTTTACAGATGTTTATCACGTGAATGTACAGGTTGTAGAGGATGTACAACATATGTAAATGGCTACAATCTAAGTGATTTCTGCGCAATCGGCGGCGGTTGCGGCAGAGGTAATACAGACTGGACACACTATTGTATGAGTTGTTGGACCTGTTGTTTAGGACCAAATGATAACAACGGAGACTTTGGTATGGGCAGTCATGCTGGTATGTTCTCTGGAATATTTAATTGTCACTGCCATTCACAATATGTACGACCTACAAACGCACCATTCTTAGGCGGCAATGTGTCACAGGCTATTAACGTTTGTTGGATACGTTGTGGTTGCTGGATTGCACCACCTGCACACGGTGGGCAAAATGGTATGACCTCATACTGTGGTAGATGCTGTGGACAAGGCGGTACTGGAGGACCAGGTGTTGTTAAAATTACATTTGCATAAGGAAAAATTAGATGGCTAATTACGCAAGTTATAAAAAAGTAAATGGATCACAAATTTCCGATGGTATAATTACTGACGATATGATTAACAGCAACACACTTAACAACTTTGGTGTTAAGTGGTTTTATGGTATTCCTTGTAGATGTTCTGCAGGATGCTGTTGTAACTGGTCAGTACCAAGCCAAGTAAAGAGATTGCACTGGGAACTATGGGCATCAGGCGGCAATGGTGCAGGTGCTTGTTCATGTAATAGATGTCACCACTTTAGAGCTGCAGGAGGCGGAACCTATTCAGCTAAAACAATTGGAACAACGCCAGGATGCAGTTATACAGTTTGCGCTTCAGGTGTTTACAGATGTTTATCACGTGAATGTACAGGTTGTTATGGTTGTAAAAGTTATGTAAATGGTTACAATCTAAGTGACTTCTGTGCATGTGGCGGACACAGAGCAGAATCAAATACAAGTTGGTCAACAGGATGTTTCTATACAAGACACTTATGTCTTGAACCAACTACAACAGGTGGTGATTTTGCAGTGGGCGGAGCCACACAAGCATTTAGTACAGCATCAGGATATTGTCATTGTCACCCACAAGAAATACATCAAGGTATGGCACCTAAGATTGCAGGCAACTCACATCAAGGTATAAGACAGTGTTGGATTCGCTGTGGTTGTTGGAGTGTGCCTTACGGAACAGGAGGTCAAAGTGCTATGAATACTTACTGTGGCAGATGTTGCGGTCAAGGTGGCACAGGTGGTGGCGGACTTGTTAGGGTTACATATATTTAGGAGTTATAATGGCATCATATGATAGTTACAAAAAAGTAGTTGCAGATCAAATTCCTAACAGCACATTTGATTACGACAACTTAGCAAGCGGAGTAAGAGAAACTTTTTGTGTAAAATGGTTTTACGGAATAAGTTGTCGTTGTTCTGCAGGATGCTGTTGTTTATGGACTGTGCCTAGTAATGTTCGCAGAGCAAACTGGGAAATGTGGGGCGCCGGTGGCAATGGTGCAGGTGCGTGTTCATGTAACAGATGTCAACACACAGCTCCACCAGGCGGTGGAGCATACACTAGTAAAAGCATTGATACAAATGCTGGCTGTACATATAGGGTGTGCGCAGGTGGAGTATATCGTTGTTTAAGTAGAGAATGTAACGGTTGCAACGGTTGTAGCTCTTATGTTTGTGGCTATAATATTAATAGTTGTGCATGTGGTGGGCAAAGAGGCTGTACTAACGGCTCTTGGACTGATCACTGTTACTCAACTATGCCTTACTGTGTAAGACCAGGTTGTCATGGAACAAGTTCAAGTGGCGACTGGGCAAGTTACACACACGGTGGTAACTTCCAAGCACAATCACCGTACATGTATCCAGGTAGTGCATGTCACTGCTGGAAACACCACGGACATTCAACAGGAGCACCTAACCTAAGTGATAATTACTATGAACAGAATTCAAACTACTGCTGGATACGTTGTGGTTGCTGGATTGCAGACTATGGTGCAGGCGGACAAAGCGCGACCTCAAACTATTGTGGCAGATGTTGCGGACAGGGAGGCACTGGCGGCGGTGGAGTCGTTAAAGTGACTTTTTTCTAAAATGAATCATAAATACTCAGAAGGAGATATACAATTATGGCTATGGTAGAATTTACTTGGACAATGAACTTACCAAATGAATTTATGGTCGATCATACTTTTACTGATGGCAATACTTGTCAAAAAGTATATGACGGACCTGATAAATTATATATGATTATTAACAATGAGACAGGAATGCAAGAAAGCGGACCTATCACTCAGTTGGAAAAGGATGATGGTCGTCCAGTTGGACTAGGTTGTAGATATGTTGAAGTAGATTGCATAAGCAATCCTTTGATTTGTCAGCTAATTGGTCCTGTGATTGACGAAGAGGAAGAAGATTACACAGGTGCAGCATTTCCACCCGGTGTAAGAGAAATACCCGGACACACTGTATTTAATTATCAAACACCTTTACAAGTACGAGACGTGTATCAACATGATAGTATTAGAGTTGACGCAAATGACAATATAACTGTTGATGCAGTAACATTACCACAAGCGGTTATGGGCGGAGGTGATAGACTTCCAGATTGGCCTGATGTACGTGCAAAGCGTATGCAGTTACTTAAAAATAGTGACAGTGAAATTGTTGAAGATATGCCAGCAGCTCTTAAGACAAAGTGGCAAAATTATAGACAAGCACTACGCGACTGGCCAACTGTAATGGAGAATGCAGGAATTCCTGCTTGGGCAGCTTACAATATGACGCCGATTGATCCTGCAAGTGAAGAAGAACCAGACACCGGCGATCTAATAACAATGTAAAGTAATGCGCCACAATGACGCATTACTTTTATCAACCCCAATAAATATCTTGCAATAAGTTAGAACCTATGCTATTATAAACATAATAGGAGAATTACTTTGGCAAGATCTACAGCATTTTTTATTAACGGCGGAGCAGGAAGGGTTATTGCAAGCATTCCTGCATTTGAACTATACGAAAAAGAAAATCCAAACGACAATTTTATAATTGTATGTGAAGGCGGAACTGATTTTTATAAAGGACACCCTACTCTATACAAAAGAGTTTTTGATCATTGGCACAAAGGTTTATTTGAAACTTATATTAAAGACCGTAATTGTGTAAGTCCTGAACCTTATCGTGTATGGGAATATTACAATCAAAAATGCAGTTTATCACAAGCATTTGATATTGAAATTAACAACAAAGGTGTAAGACACTTAGATAGACCTACTTTAATTTTAAATAAACAAGAAATTGTAAGTGCAGCAAATGTTGTAGAAGAAGTTAAACAAGTCACAGGTTTTGATAAAGTTTTAGTTGTACAGCCTTTTGGTAGAACAATTGAAAATATAGGAAGTTTCCTAATAGATACAACATCGAGAAGTTTTCAACTTAATAACATTATTGATATAATTGATCAATTAAGAAAAGAATACGGTGTTATTATTATGAGTGAACATCCTGTGTCAATTGATAAAACACCTAATACACAATACCCAGTAGCACAACCAGAAATTCCGGATATGAGGATATGGGCAGGAATAATAGAAGTAGCAGATTACTTTTTAGGTTGTGATAGTTTAGGTCAACACATTGTAAAAGCTCTAGGAAAAACAGCAACTATTGTTACAGGGTCTACATATCCTGTAAACATATCCTATCCTGAAGATAAAAACTTTGATATTATAGATGTAGGAGATGGCAAAAGAATTTATGCCCCAATTAGACTTACTATAGAAGAAGAACAAGATAGAATGAATGATGAAGTAATGGAGCTAGATAAAACTCAAATAGATAAAATCTTAAAAAGTGTTAGGGATAAACTTGGACCATCAACTAAACAAAAATCTACACAGGAAAATAAATCTACACCCGTACCTAAACTAGTTCCTGGAAACACTACAATAAAAAGATTCGGAGAGAAATAATTATGACTAAATGGATAGCAGCTATTACACGCGGACATAATGGCGGTGTATGTTTGCTTAAAGATGGCGAAATAGTTTTTGCAATAGAAGAAGAAAGATTGTCAAGACACAAATATGATGGTGGTCCTTTTGCTTCTATGGTGAAGATACTAAAATACACTGATAAACTTGACTACTTGGTGATAGCACATACTCAGCCACTAAATGAAACAGCGGCAAGAGTTGATTTTACAGGTGATGATGTATACACAGGTCTAGCACGTAAGCTAGGACTTATTGATCAACAAACAAATGTTGACATTTACAAACATCCACAAGTTGTAGACTTATCACATATGCATCACAAATTACATGCGGCTTGTGCATTCTATCGAAGTGGATTTGAAACTGCTACAGCAGTTATTGTTGACGGCGCAGGCACTTTTATTCCGCTAAGTTTAGAAGAAGGCGAAAATCATATGGTGTTTGAATTAGAAACAATATTTGATTGTAAATACCCATTTGAAATCAAAACTTTATACAAACATTTAGGTGGCAATGGTCCGTTTAGGAATGCTTGGGTACCGGATATGAGTAGCGAAAGATATGATGAATCCGGTACACATGAATGTATTATCAGTGACGGTGCAGGTATAACGAAAGTATACGAAGCAGTTACAAATTATTGTGGCTTCCAAGCAATTGAAGCGGGTAAGACTATGGGCTTATTTCCATATGGTAAGCCTAATGATGCTATTCCTCCTTTATTTACAGATGAAGGTGAATGGACTTGTGCAAATAGACATGTAACTATTCCAACTTATCCTAATAGTTCAAGGATCAATGAAGGTAGATATAAGTTTTTACGCACTCCAGAAAACTTTGATTATCAAAAAGATGATGTTACAAAACTTGAAAACAGAAGAGATCTTGCATATGCTGTGCAAACACAGACACAGCAACAAGTTTTAAATCTTATATTAGATGCAGTAGAGAGGACTGGAAACAAAAATGTTGTGTTGTCGGGTGGTTATGGACTAAATTGTGTAGCAAACTATTTTTATCTTACAGAATTAAACAAACATGGCATCAAACTGTATGTTGAACCTATTAGTAGTGATGCAGGTACAGCGATTGGTGCAGCATACTTTGCATATCATCAACTTACAAACAGTGAAGAAGTAATGCCATATGGTGAAAGTCTTTACTTGGGTCCTAAGTATGATTATTCAAAACAAGATGTTGAAGCAACAGCAGAAAAATACAATGCAACACTTGTAGAAGCTACAGATAAAGAAGTAGTAGATATTATGTGTGACAAAAACATTGTTGCTATGTTCCAAGGACGTTCTGAATCAGGACCACGTGCATTAGGAAATAGAAGCCTTATGTTCGATCCTACATTTAAGGACGGTAAAGACTGGGTAAACCGTATCAAGCGCCGTGAATACTTCCGTCCATTTGCTGGTACAATACTTGCTGAACACGTACATGAATGGTTTGATTTGCGCGGCCTGGACGAAACACCGCACATGATGTATGCTGTTAACTGTCAAGAAGGTGTTGAAGAAAAGATTCCAAGCATTATTCATGTAGATGGAACTTGCCGTATACAAACAGTAACAGAAAGTCAAAACCCACTATACTATAAGTACATTAAAGAATATTATGAAAAAACAGGCGTACCAATTATATTTAATACAAGTTTCAACTTAGGTGGCGAGCCTTTGGTAGAAACACTTGACGATGCATTTAGAACACTTGCAAGTAGTGAAATTGAATACTTGTACATCGCAGAACACGGCCTGTTAGCAAAGGTTTCTAATTAATGAAGCTATGGATTTTTGGAGACAGTTTTTCAGCTCCGTATAATGAAGAATTGCCTCCTTTAGAAAATAATTTTTCTATATGGTCGGTACAATTGGCTAAGTTGCTAGGTTGTGATACTATAGAATACCGCTCTGGTTATGGATATGCAAATGAATACATATTTAAAACTGTTGTTGATGATGCACAAAAAATTCATGAAACTGATTATGTTCTAGTACAACTAACAGATCCGAGTAGGAGATGGTTTTTAGAAAACGATCCAACATATGGAAATTACCATAATATCTTAGATAGTCAATTTAATGACGTAATTAATAAAAAAACAAAACAAGCAGTAAAAGAATACATGAGTTGCTTACATCACCCGCAGTCTGACAGTATTTTATATCAACAATGTTTTTATGGATTATATACAATACTAAACATTACAGCTAGTAATCAGTGGAAAATAATACCAGGTTTTGAACCATGTCCCGAAGTGAACGGAACAATGTCAGACATAGCAAACTTAGAATTTATTAATGACATCGAAAGGAAAAAATGGTACAAACATTACGGAGTAGATCCGAGGCAAAATCATATGAGTAAAGAAAACCATAAGATTTTTGCAAACAAATTATACCAATGTCTATCTACAGAAAGTAAAGAACTTAATCTTTCAGATAGTTTTAAAAAGGAATTTATTAAATGTTGATTAACGACAAAGAAGCAAAAGACTTATCTGAATTTGATCTAGCAAAAGATCAAATGATTGTGATTGATGATATGTTCCCACAATATGTTATTGATCACGTTCATAAAACTGTATTTAACGGATATAATTGGACATATGGTCATACTAGTAACTACCACGAAGATCCGTTGTATGACGTAGGAGCAGATCCAGATTGGCCTGAAGTTCCTGCATTCAAACAACAGATATATCCGCCACATAGTAACAATGCACATGATAGTTGCTGGAATATGATATATGATGCTGTTACTAGTCTTATACCATTTGAGTTAGATATAGGTGAAATCCTTGTTAACGGCCAGCAGTTTATACACAACACTACAGAACACACAGACTGTCAGTGTGACAATGGATTAAGTTGGATCTATTATGTAAACAGAGAGTGGAAAGAAGAATGGGGCGGAGAAACAATTATTAAACTTGACGGCGAATGGAAGAAAGTATATCCAAAGCCAGGACGTATTTTCTTGTTCAAAGGTAATATTCCACATCATGGGTTACCACCTAACGAAAAATACAAAGGACTACGTGCAACACTAGTATATAAGACTATGCGCAGTGTGCCTTTGCCAGCAAGGAGATTTGGTTGAAGCATAATCTATTCCATGTTCCGTTTTTTATCGATCAAGTTGACTTAGATCGTATTGACATAGGCGAAGCCCCTTATGAAAAGATTTGGCTAAGTAAAACTAACAGCACACTAGGACAACAACACGAAATATCTGAAACCACATACGAATACCTAATAGAAGTATTTGGACGCAACTTAGGTCCAGATCTAATTGGTCAAAATCCAAGATTTGGAGAAATATGGCGCAACAAATATGAAAAGAATGACTGGCAAGACATACACATACATCCACGTAGTAGTTGGAGTTTTGTAATCTATGAGTCAGTTGAAACTGGCAAAACTGTTTTTATGAGTCCGTTATTTAAAGATGTTCAAAATCAGTTTGGTAGTAGTGTTCCAGAATTTCCTTTAGATTTTCGACCAGAATGTAAGCAAGGAGATATAGTTATCTTTCCTAGTTTTATAGAACACTTTGTAATGCCTGGAAATACAGGCACTACTATAAGTGGCAATATTTATATGGATTTTATGTAATGAAGAAAACATCAATAGTTATAGACAACTTTTTACCTGCACCTGATCTTGTTAGAGAACAAGCAATCCAGTTAGATTATCCTACTACAGGAGAATTTCCTGGTATGCGTAGTCTTGCATGTGATGATGATTATCAGATGTTTATCCATCATAGGTTCCAAGAAATATTAAATGTAAGTATAACTGAATTTGTTATGGACAGTTTTTGCTTTCAACTATGTTACGAAGGTGCTGAAACTTGGATACACAAAGACGGATGTGATTGGGCAGGTGTTTTATACCTTAATCCAGATGCACCTACAGAATCAGGAACAGGTTTATATTTAGAAAAAGATGGAGGTTACGATCTTGTAAATGTTATTGGTAATGTTTATAATAGACTTGTGCTGTATGATGGAAATATGGATCATGCAAGCCTACTTGCAGGATTTGGTGATTCTCCTAAAACGGGCAGACTAACACAAGTATTTTTCTTTAATGCTGAACAGAATGGATGGGTGTAATGCACGTAAAGTTTTGGGAAACACATTTTTATACAAATGTTCTAACTGAAGCTGATGATATTTTAAAAGAATGGGATCCATATATTGAAGATGAATCTTATATTTCAGATAGCTTGTGGACTATGGCTAATACAAAGAGCAGTATAAGAAATGAAAACAATGATAAACTGCCTTGGAAAATATGGTTTGATGCTGTACAGCCTCATATAAACAAATACCTTGAAAAACTTGACCCGCAAGTGCCATATAGTGTATTCTGTGACGAGATGTGGTTTAACAAATATAAAAAGGGTGACTATCAAGAACCTCATGATCATGCTTTTCCAGGACGCAGTTTAAGTGCAGTTTATGTGTTAGATTTTCCAGATCAAGAGAAAGACGTAGGCGGGCAGTTGGTACTAGAATGTCCTAATTTTCCAACAATACGTAGTAGTGGCATGGATAGGATCTTTAATGCCTACAACTACCAACATATTACACCACCTTTACAAAAAGGCACACTTGTATTGTTTCCTAGTTGGGTATCACACTATGTATTACCTAACAAAACAGACAGCAGACGTGCAACTATTGCCGCAAACTTTGTTATAAGACCTGCAAATGCAAATGAATGATACACTTTACATTGCAAATAATCAGTGGATAGTAGAAACACATGTTCCTATGTGGAAAGACTATGAACATTTATTTGATAGCGACCATCCTAACCTTGTAGAGCCTGGTAGAAGTACAACTGTTAACGGTTATCAAATACCACACACCTTAGAAGAAACAAAGGGTGTTGCTGATTTTATAATTGATAAAACTAACACAATACTAGCAGAAGGTGACGTGCCGTGTACAATACACGATCATATACAAACTTGGAGTATCCGTTATTTTCCAGGCGGCTGGAAAGGTATGCACAATCATACTAAAGGTCGTACAGGTTGTACAGCAGTTCTATACTTTGACGATATTGAAGATCAGCCTAACGATGAAGGGGCCTTCTACGCAGTATTACAAGATGAAAAAGGCGAAACACATGTGAATTGGTGGCAACCTAAAAAAGGATTGTTGTTAATTATGGATGCACGTATTTGGCACGGAGCGTATCCTACTATTGATGAGCGCAGAGTAATGGTTTTTGACTTTGAGGCAACATATGGGTAGAACATTATTTGTAGGTTGTAGTCATACAATGGGTTATAGAGAAGATGCGCCGCCCAACGAGCCTAACGTATGGCGTGATAATAATTATGCAGAAATATACAGTAAAAATACTGGTCAGCAAGTTGTAATTATGGCAAGTGCAGGAGCAGGAAATAGAGCATTTCCTAGATTTTTATCATATGCCTTTAAAAAATACAAAGATATAACAGAAGTTTTTGTTCAAAGCACATACTGGGGTAGATTTCCTATTGCAATAAATCCTGACTTAGATGCAAAGAAAATATTTCCGTTAGACTTTTTTATAGATGAAAACTTTTCTACAGATACAATAGACAGATATAGTATTGCACTTTCACCTAACAACAAATATTTAGAAACATATTTAAAACCAGATGTAAGCGATTACGATCATTTTCCTTATATACGAGACACACAAGTTTGGAAAACAGAACCCGATATTAGAAGATCTTCTCATTTGTATATGCAAATGTGGCATTATAGTAACACTAATCTTGAACAGGAAGACTATTTCACATATATGACTATGTGCGACAATTTATGTTCAAAAAATAATGCAAATATGTATATATGGAATATTAATGATAGATGTTATATACCAAAAGAAACTAAAGATTATTATACAAAACTAGATGCTAAGATCGCACCTAAAGATGCTGAAAATTATTTAAAAAAATATATAAAAATAGATACAGTAGATGGAGAACATTATTCAACAGATGTGCATGATGCTATTGCAAAGAGATATATACCATATGTAAAGGAGAAAGCATGGTAGAGAAAACATACGAAGATTATTCAGGAATAGAAGAATATCCTAATGCTTTTGATAAAGATTTTTGCCAAGAAGTAATCAGGCATTTTGAAACACTAGACGACAATCGAGTTATTAATGCTAATAGACAAGGGCATGGATTTGTTACTGATGACCGTATAGTATTTGATTGGGCTCATACACAAGGCGTATATCACTATGATTACAAGATTTGTGATTATTTTTATGAAAGGCTCAAAGAAATATATACTAATGAATACATGCAAAAATATAGCATACTTCAGCATAGCAAACAACATAGTGCAAAAGGAATGAATGTGCAACGCACAAGTCCACACCAAGGATATCATGCTTGGCATGCAGAAGCGGCCTGTAAAAGTAGTGCCTGTAGAGTTGTAAATTATATGGTATATCTTAATAATGTGGAAGAAGGAGGTGAGACAGAATTCTTATATCAAGGTAAACGCATTGCTCCTGAAGAAGGCAAATTAGTAATTTTTCCTACAGCCTTTACGCATCCGCATAGAGGCAACCCTATTTACAAAGGACTAAAGTACATCATCACAGGATGGTATACATATGACGAGTAAAGTCTTTATAGGGCTAGATAGGGACGGCGTAATTAATACTGATCTTGGAGATTACTGTACACATCCGAGAGACTTTGAACCTATACCTGGTAGTTTAGAAGCTATTGCTAATCTAAGACACAAAGGTTATGGCATTGTTATTATAACAAATCAAGGTGGCATTGCCAAAGGATTAATGACTGCTGAAGATGTTAACGCAATTCACGAACATATGCTTTGGTTGTTAGGTCAAGCTGGTTGTGAAAGCATTGATGGGATATACTATAGCGAAACTAGTAGTAAAAAAGACATATATGCAAAACCAAATACAGGTATGTTTAAAATGTGTCAAAAAGATATCCCAGGTTTGAGATGGAAAAATAGCTTTTATGTTGGTGATAAATTAACAGATTTAAAAGCCGCAAAAAAAGTAGGAGCTAGACCTGTACTAGTTAGAACAGGCCACGGTCTTGAAACTGAGAAGGATTTGGATAAATACATATATAAAAACATAAAAAATAGAACTTATGTTTTTAACTCTTTGCAAGATTTTGCAGAAGAATTATAGGAGATATTAATGCCATACGCAGTTAAAAAACCACATCCGACACATGCTAATGTAAAAGTCTGGCACTCATGGGATCCTGACGGTGATGGATACGAGGAAATTAGAAAATTTCCAACACAAGAACTAGCACAAGCCTGGGTAAATTCATATCATCCAGACAAAGGTTGTGAAGTTGTAGAAATAGGATATGAAATTGGGCAAGACGACGAAATTATTCAAAATAAATATAATTTGTCTATGAATCCTGATACACCAGATGGTGTTGTAAATGTTTCTAACAGAAACACTCCAGCATCAGGTGTTTTAACAAACTTTACAATTAACGGCGAGCTAGACTAACCAGTTCTTACAATAATATGTATTCCATATGGAGTTTGTATCGGCTCTTCTAGTAATTGGTCTTTGGGTGCTGCAAGCACACTATAATAGAGCTCCGGTACAACTCCATCATTTATATCAAACCATCCTAAATCACCATCACGATACCAACTGTGCGGACAAGCACTGTGTTCCTTTACAGCCGTACCCCAAGTTATACCGCCACGAATTAATTCACCTATAATTTGCTTGGCATCCCATACAGCAAAATATAGCTGCCTACTGTGTGAAGATTCTATTGCATCTTCGTGGCTTAATAATATATGGCTACAACGAACTTTAGGATGAGGATTGCTCATAATGTTCCTTAGTTAGTATTATCGAATCTTGATATTGCTTACTATTAAAAGCTAATTGATTAATAATGTTAATATTTATATCCGAATTGCTGTGAACAGTCATTCCTAGAGTAATTCTTGGAGTATCTGATTCGCTTGGCTGCACATAATGAAAAAGTTCACAAGGAAATATATGCATAAATCCTATTTTGTTTTCTCTTGTTATGCCCTTACTGTTAAATGGTTTATAAGTAACACCTGGTTTTGTGTCACCGTCAATGAAAACATTGCAACTAAAACTTTTGCCCATTCTTCCTTGATGGTTATGCCAATTTATACCCTGTCCTTTTCTATAAATGTTCACCCAAGCCTGACATATAATAGGCCATTCTAAATCTTTGTTTACATGATAAAGACAGTCTACAAGTCTTTCTGCATGATGTGGGAAAAAATGAAAGAAATTATAATGATGATAGTTAGAAGTAGTTACATTATCAAAAAATTCTGGTGCTGGTTTGTAATCTTCGAATCCTGATTGTATTAATTTTTTCTCAAAATCAAATGCCCATTCCTTTATTTCTTGGCATTCTTCTTGAGAAAAGAATGGCACTTCCATAACATTATCTTCAAAACTCATTTTTCATTCCTATCTGTATATTGTAATTTACAATACATCTGGCTCCTTTTGACGGAATTCCAGCACCGTGAGGTATTAAACCATTGAATAATACACACCTTCCTTTTTTAGGAGAAACTTTCCGGAAAATTGTTTTCATATCTGGTTCAAAAAATACAGTGTCACCGTCACTATCGTTTACATAATATATTAAACTAGTGTGAGGATAGTTCAAATCTGTGTGAGGCGAATGGTATTTTAGTTCTGTTTTATAAGGTAAAGTGAGAAATACTCTTGCATACATTAAGTCAGCCAATGTATAATTAAGATTTGCAGTAATAATTTGAGGTATCTTTGCAAAATCAGCTAAATGGTTAGATAGTTCAGCATCACTTTTTAAAATATGTTTGAAACTAATAGGACACACTCCATTATTTTTAGCAGTTTGTTCATATTTTATACGCCAAGGCAAACTATTTTCGATTTCATTGCCTCCTGTACGACCAAGGGCTAAAGATTCAAACATGTCTTGATAGAACTGCGGTATACAATTATCTATTACATCTATACTCATGCATGACCTACTTCTAAATAATAAATGTTTAATGGTTTATATTCTACGCTTTGTGCTGTGCTAAGAATTTTTAGTCCTGTATCTTTGATTAATTGTGAAAATAATTCAGGATTTGAACCTGTATTATTTTCTTGTAAAAGTATTTTTCCATCTTTTTTTAGCAGTTTTTTCATATTTTGAAAAAAACTTAAATGAGTTTTCCAACCATCATCAACTAATACTTGTAACAATCTGTCGTTCATTGGTGCATAATTACCAAATTTTTGCAAGGAGTGTTTGGCATCTGCAACACTCCCCCAGTGAGGAGGATTTCCAACCACCAAATCGAATTGTTTATCTATATTATCTAGACTATCATTAGTAAAAATATCTACAGAAAGGTTATTTTCTATAGCAGTTTTGTTTAACATACTAATAGCTGGTCTAAATATTTCAGAAAAAGAAATATTTTTACACAAACCTGTAGCAAGCATTCCATAACCTATAAAACCAGGCCCACTACACCATTCTAGCATGTTATCTACTTGTCCATACCATTCTTTTACAATACTAGCATACTCTGGTAAAAAATAATCACCTCCTCCGTTAGTATCATTGGTATAATATACATCTAAATCATTAATTCTCCATATATAATCAATGTTAAGTATATCATAATCCATTGATATAGTCCTCAACAGTAGTAAAATCAATTTTTATTAAATTTTTTAGTTTTGTAATATCTGCACAAGTGTATTTTTGGTATTGACCTTCTAATATTTTAGGCATTGGTATGTATTCAATTGTTGCATTTTCTTTTTTTGCAATAATTTCAGCAATTTCTTGAAAACTTGTAGTGTTGCCCGAACCAATATTAAACAATCCCGACTCTTGGCTCGATAAAAGTTGAATATGAGCTTTGCAAATATCACCTACAAAAACAAAATCTCTCAAATACTGGTCACTGTCTTCAAATAGTTGAATTTTTCCTGTTTCTTTTGCTTGTTTTGTAAATTTTGTAATAGGACTTGCTTGATTTTCTTTGTGTTCTTCGTATGGACCATATACATTGAAGTATCTAAACCCTTGCACGATTATTTTATGATAAGGTAAGTTCCAAAGCCATCTATCAAACAGGTATTTTGACCAAGCATATGGACTTTGTGGATTCTTAGGAGCATCTTCATCAAAGTTTTCACTAGTGCCATAGACACTTGCACTTGATGCGTATTGAAAGTTTACATCTTTTCTATTACATTCATTATAAAGCCATTTTGAAAACTCATAATTTTGTAAAATTATCTTATCTACATCTCGTTCAGTTGTATCAGATATTGCACCTAGATGAATTACCCAGTCAAAACCTTTTACATCTGGTAATAATTCGCTGTCCCACTCGTATCCAAACAATTCATGATCATTTAGTAATGCTAATCTTAAATTTTGACCTATAAATCCTTTATGACCTGTGATTAATATCTTCATAATTGCTTAATGTCCCTTTTATTGAGTACATAAACTCCACTGTGTTGAACACATATTGCTGCTGCTCGGTTTGCTTTTTCTATTGCAAGCTCTATGTCTTTGGATTTAAAGTAAAAATATGCTAGTACCGACAAAAAAGTATCGCCAGCACCACAAACATCATGAACTTCAACTACAGGTGCAGGAAAACTTTTGTTTTTATATGTTGCACCATCTTTACCTCTAGTTACAATTAGATCAGAGCAAAAAGTTTTTGCTCTTTCGTATTCTAGTGTGTTAATTTTTAGTATACAACCTTCAAATTTATCAAGATATAATTTTTTAGTGTCAACAAATATAGGTCCTATGAATTCTTTTCTAAGATTTATAATTAGATCTTCCGTAACAAACCCTTTATCATAGTCACTTACAACAATAGCGTCAACATCTAAATTTAAATTTTCAATATCAACAGGTTTTACTGTGTTTTCTTGGTCTACTCTTAATAAATGTTGACCAGACCTTTTGTCGATGTATCTAGATTTTACAATTTTTTCTTTGTTAGTAACAAATTCTACATTACAACCAAAAGAAATTAAATTTTCTTTTACATTTGCTGCCATACCCGGTTTGACAACTGTTTCAGAAAAGTTTAATACAGGGACAGGTGCTTCTGGGCTAAGTCTATCAGCTCGCCCATAGTGATATTCGTCAATACAACTATCGCCTACTAATAATATTTTCAATTTTTCTTGTGGTTGAATATCCATTTTCTATCTCGTAAAATTCAATTGAGTTACAATATTCTGCACCTACAATTCTCTTATCTTTGTAATCACTACCTTTAACCATAACATCAGGATGGTAGTTTTTAATAATATCAATTAGTTCTTGTTCTGAATCAAAATAAACAACTTCATCAACTGCTTTTAGATTCTGTAATAGATGTAATCTTTCATCAAGTTGATTTACGGGACGATCCTCACCTTTCAATTCTTTTATTCTAGCATCCGTATCAATAGCAACTAGTAGGTAGTTTCCTAATGATTTTGCATAATTTAGTAGATTGACATGTCCTTTGTGTACTATATCAAAACTTCCGTTAACTATAATACGTTTACCTGTTTGCTGACTACTTCCAGGAAATATTCTATAATTATCTTCAACGCTGTCTGCTGTGCTTACTTCAAATATTTCGCTCATTTCTTCTAATGCTTCAAGTTGGTGCGGCTGTAAAGGCGGATTATGCCATTTGTCTCCTTGCACTAATTCTTTACTATGTATAGTTGCATTGTTGGTATCTATCCATTTTAACAAAAATCGGCCTCTGTTTACAAACCATGTTTCTTCTTTTTCTTTATGGAAATGCATACTAAATTTGGCCCCTACTTTTTCAAAAACCATAATTTTTCCACAATACTTTTCATTGGTTGCCCATATCAATTCGTGGCCCCAACCTTTTTTAACTTTTCCTTCTAATCTAGTCATATTTTCCGATCATTAACTGCGTAGTTTTTATATTTATCAGTACTATCAGTAGATTTTTTTCTAATTGAGTTAAACGATAAATATGTTTAAGAGGAATAAAACATGTCGTCAGCAGCACCTGTAGTAGATAGAATAAGAATAATACCAAGAACAGATGATTTCTTGGACAGAAATTTTGGTAACAGCGGTGAAGTCTTTTTTGATAAAGACAGTAATTCTCTTAGGCTATATGACGGAGATTTCCAAGGCGGTTTCACAGTATTAACCAATCAAAATCTACAAAACAATCTAACTGATAGCGGAGTGGCAATAGTTGAATACACTGTTACAGTTGGGACAGACCCCGAAGGAATTGAATCTGGAAACAAATATTTTATTAACGGTGTGTACAAGCCTAAACTTAATTTTGTTGTAGGTTATACCTATATTTTCAATCAAAATGATCAAACAAATGAATATTTTCCTAATCCAGAAGGCGGAGCAAACAATCAACATCCTTTAAACTTTAGTTCAGATAATCTCAATGGGGTATTGGGAGGCGGAACAACATATACACTAGGAGTTGTTTATAAATTAGACGGCGATATTGTAGATAGACAAACATACGACGATAAATTTGCTGGCGCTACACAAAGAAGTGTGCAGATCACTGTTTTTAGTACAACACCTACTACACTATACTACTGGTGTACTTACCACACTGGCATGGGTAACGAAGTTACAACTGCACAACCAGGATCAGGCGGAGGATCTGCTAGTATAAGTGTATCAGATACAGCACCTGAATCTCCATCTAGCGGTGCAATTTGGTACAATAGTACAAGTGGTGTGTTGTATGTGTATGTAGAAGACGCTGACAGCCAACAATGGGTACAGCCTACTGCTCCCTTTCCAAATATAACTTCTATTTTAGATTTAGGAATATCAGACGGAACAAATGGACAAGTTTTGACCACTGATGGTGCTGGTGGCTTTACTTTTGAAGATGCGAGCGATACAGATTCATGGAACGACCTATTAGACAAGCCTACAACTATAGCAGGATTTGGAATTACAGATGCACAAGAATTATTGGTAAGCGGAACAAATATAAAAACTATTAATGGTACTAGTATAATGGGAGCAGGTAATATTGTAATTACAGGCAGTGGTACAACTGGTAGCATAGAATTTTCAGGAACAACTATCGATTCTGATGATAGTAGCGGTATTGTATTCACTCCAGCTGTTACAATGAGTAGTGATCTTACTGTTGAAAATGGACTATTCGTAAATAATGATTTAGTTGTTTCTGGCGCCATCCAGTCTGAAGGTTCAGGAATACCTGAAGTATTTTCCGACAATGAAATTTTCCTAACAGCAGGAACTAGAGTAATTGTAAACCAAGGACCATTGAAAATGGCAACATTTACCACAACAGAAAGAGATTTACTTTCTGCACAAAACGGTGATATTATATACAATACTACAACAAATAAATTCCAAGGATATGAAAACGGTGCTTGGGCTAATTTAATTTAAGGTGAAAAATGGCTGAAGAAAAATTTTACCAAATTGGTACACATACCCAGCAACAATGGCAAGAACTTCATGCCGAATTAATAGCAGACGGAAATGTCTACGAAGCTGTACCTATTAGATTAGTTGAAGTAAACGATGAAAAATTACATAGTCCTACTAGAGGAACATATCTGCTTACAGAAGAAGAAGCCGCAGAACTTAAAAAAGATCATAGAGTAAAATTTATTAATATCGATTACTCTAAATATCCAGAAGAATTTAAACCACCACAAGACGAATTAAAAGCAACCAGGCCTGCACTAATAAATCGATATACAGACACGATCAAAAACTATAGAGAGTTTGAAGCTTCTAATACTCTTGCAGGGGTACCCGATTCTACTGATTCTAATCGTACTAGTTATTCGTTATACAGACACCAACAGTTTTTAGATCCTTGGGTAGATCAAGGACTTGCAGATAATGATGTACCAGAAGTCAATATAAGCCAGTATGGTACCGGAAAAGATATAGATGTTATTGTCGCTGATGAAGGTTGTTGGTTAGCCCATCCTGAATTCCAAAACAACTGCGTTCTTTCTATTGACGGTACAACACCAGTTGAAAAACCTGCAGGATATGAAGGAGGAAATGTTTTACCAGGCAACGGAACATGTGATGTGCTAGATGTTGTATTAGACGGACCTTATTATATTGATCCAGAATGGTTTGATGCTGATCCAGATAACAGATTGGAAACCAGATGGGACGGAACAATAGTGCCTATAGAAAGTGTTGCAAAAAATTGGTGGAGTAATAGTTCGCAAAGAAGTACACTTTTCGCAAATGCAGGTACTGTTAATATTCCTTCTATCTACACAAGATTAAATGTAAGTGGTGATCCTGCAACACAGCCAGCCGGACTAGATGGAGAACATGGAACACCCTGTGGCGCTCTTACATATGGTAGAACACAAGGTTGGGCATACAATGCTAATAAATGGATGATAGATTTATATGGCACATATGGATCAGGTATTGAAGAAGGATTTGATATACAAAAAATATTCCATCAATACAAACCAGTTAATCCTGCATACGGTGCAAAAGATCCAACACTGAGTTCTAATAGTTGGGGGTATCGTTCAGACAAGGTACCTAACGCATTTAATAGTAATGTTGGTAATGCATCAACCTTATATTATACTCATAGAGCAACTTCAAATGTATCTTACACATCTGAGCCTAATTTTATTAGCAATATGGGAGTAACTGGAGATGGAGGTCGTTGGAAGGGAGAAATGAAAACTAATTCATTAACTACAGCACTAGATGAAATGGTTAATGCTGGTGTTATTTTTGTAGGTGCTGCAGGTAATTCTAATCAAAAAGTGGTTAAATCAAATCATCCTGACTGGAACAATTATACAACGACTACAAATGGCGGAAGTTTGGCAGATTCAGAACTTTTTGAATTTGGTGTTGCTGTTTATGGAACTACAAACAGGACAGGATTTCCTCAACAAGCGGGCCGTCATACTAAACCAGACGGAAGCATAGAATATAAAAGTATTAATATTGGTGCGCTTGATGACGATTATGCTACAGGAAATTTAGAAAGAAAAGTAAACTACAGTGACCGAGGCGAACAGATAGATGTTTACGCTGCCGGAGATGGTACACTTGCGGCAAATAAAAGTTATACTAACGAAGGATCTCGACCAGATACATATACCGATTTTACTTATGGAACTGCATATGACTGTGCATTTGGAGGTACTAGTGCAGCTTGTCCTGTAGCATGTGGATTTCTAGCAACTGTTATGGAACACAACAGAGACTGGACTTGGAAAGAATTAAAAGATTGGGTTTTAGGACTGGATGTACAAAATGGTTCAGATTTTTACGAAGGTGTCGAATCAATCACACCTACTACTAGTAACTGGACTGACTACAATAGTTTAGAAGGTGGATCACCAAGAGTTTTATATCAAGGATATTTTGATGGACGATTCAAAAGAGGGTTACGACCTATTGTTCGTAATATAGTTGTTAGACGAGGACTAGATATTCGAATTAAGAAACACTAAATATAATTGAGGTAAGATAATGGCATTAAATTTTCCAGCGAATCCAGAATTAAATGATACATTTACAGATGGAATAACAACATGGCAGTGGGACGGCACTGCATGGAATGTAACATCTTCTGCCTCTGTAGCAACAAAATTTACAAGATTTAATGCCGACACAGGATTCACTGAAGCTAATATAGCTAGTGATACTCTTACAGTTGCAGGTGGCACCAATGTAACTACAGAAATTGTAGGAGATACCTTAACCATTAATAGTTCCGGTGGAGGCCTTACACAAAATGTGTTTGATACAATTACAGCTGATGAAGGTTCAACAACTGCAGCAAGTATAAATGACACATTAAACATACTAGGTGGAACAAATATTGCCACTAGTATAGCAACAGATACAGACAATGTCACAATAAACCTACAGAGTTTTTCAATAGACTTTTTATCAGATGTTGACACTACAAGTTCTACTCCTACAACTGGACAGGTATTAAAATGGGATGGCGGAAAATGGGCACCAGGTGCAGATGCTACAACTGGTGGTGCAGGCACTGATGCCGATACTCTAGATGGTTTCGATGGTTCTTACTATCTTGATTATAACAATCTTAACAACACACCGGCTATACTTGCACTTGATAGTTTGAGTGTTGGTATAGAAAACCCTGCAAGTGGTAATGGTGCAATAACATATGACAATACTACAGGTGTTTTTAAATTTACACCACCTACAGCTGCAGGAATAGGTGCTTTAACAGCAGAAGTAAACGATTTGACAGCGGCAGTAACTTGGGCAAACGTACCTGATGCTAATATTACTGAAAGTTCTGTTACACAACACCAGACTGCGCTAAGTGTTACAGAAAGTCAAATAAGTGATTTACAATCTTACCTTACGAGTGTTAGTGCAAGTGATTTAAATAGCATTAGTATAGATGCACTAAGTGATGTTGATACCACATCTTCAGCACCTAGCACAAACGATGTACTACAATGGAATGGAAGTGCTTGGGTTCCTGCTGTTGTAGCTGGCGCTGGCGAAGAAAATCAAAATGCCTTTTCAAATATTGCTGTATCTGGACAAAATACAATTGAAGCAGATGCAACTACTGATACTTTAACTTTAGTTGCCTGCACAAATATTACAATAACTACTAATAACACCACGGATACTTTAACTATTAATTCAACTGCATCTGGCGGTGCGTCAGCATTTACAGGATTATCTGATGTATCTACAGCAGGATTACATGTTGGGTTAATATACGAACCAGCTATAGCTATGTTAAGAGTTGACAATGATGGAACCAGTGCATATACGTTTGCCAGCCATTACTCGGGTAATAACCCAACCATATATGCACTAGCAGGGACTACTATCGCATTTGATCTTAGTGAAATAAGTGGACATCCTTTCGAAATACAAGATCCAACTGCTACTCCTTATAATACAGGACTTGTTCATGTTTCAACAAATGGAACTGTTTCTACAGGATCTAACGCACAAGAAAAAACAGATGGTGTGCTTTACTGGAGGATTCCAGAATCAATTAGCGGTACATATAGGTATCAATGTACTAGTCATCCATCAATGGTAGGTGGAATAGTAATTAAAAGATTAAGTGTTATCTAATAGTTCGTTCAACTCTCTACGCACATCTGACATACGTTCTATATTAATTCTTAAATCTTTTGGTTTTATAATTCCGTTTAAAGAGCTATTGTGTCCATTGTCTATTTGAAAAGCCTCAGCTTGCAATTCTTTTAAAAGTTTTTGACATTTTTCTTTTTTGGTTGTGTCTACCAAATTTCTCATAAGATTTGTGTAATTTTTTATATCTTTTTTATACCTATCACTATCTGTCAATCTCATAATACTTCTTTCTTTATTACTATATATTCATCACCTTCGTGATGACCATTATTACACTCGGCTACACTACCTCTTTCACTTACGCAACTTAATGAATAAGGTACATTAGTTTTGCAATGAAACACAACACCTGGTTGTAACTCTTGTTGATAGGACTTTCCATCTGTTGTATCAACCCAGCGTACCATAAATGTACCGTCATTTACAAACCAGCTTTTTTCTGTTTTCAAACTGTAAGAAAAATCTGTTTTACCAGCACGTTCAAAAACTAAAATTTTACCACCATAATTATCGTGTTTTGCCCACTCCAAAGCATAACCATAATCTGTTTTTGTTACATTATTTTCCATTAGTCTATAAAGTCTATCAATTTAAAAACAGTTTCTAATTTAGAAACATTTTGTTTACTATTTAAAGTATTTCTTAAACCTAAGTGTAAAGGTTTGGGCCAACAATTAAAAGAACACCAAGCGTAACTGTTGTGCTCTTTGTTAAGTATAGGAATGAATTCTTCATTTACAATACATAGATATGTGTGGAATGCAAATTTATCGTCATTGCTTATAAAAGTTTCTAGTGGTATAGATTTGGTGATTTCTACTTTACCTATTTCTTCAGTAATTTCACGACGTAATCCTTCCCAAGGAGTTTCCTCCTCTTCGTTTGTGCCGCCAACTAAGCCCCACAGATTTTTCTGTTTTCCTTGTGTTCTATGTAAAAATAGGAATCTTTTTGAATTACGTGCATAG